GGGACCCCCCTTCCAAGATCTTCCGGAGGACCGCCGGGGAGGTGGCTGGCCGTTTGTACGGGTCTGGGAAGAGCAAGATCACGAGCCGCGATGACTCAGTGTGACCCAGCGCCGGCCGCAACGGCGGGCGCCGACGTGCCGCAACGGCACTTGGAGATGATCAGTCATGGCAGGTATGGGACCCCCTCCCAAGCCGGCCGGGGAGCGGCGCAGGCGCAACGCCACTGTCGCGATGACCCGACTGCCGGCGGGTGGCCGACAGGGCGATCCGCCCAGGTGGCCGCTGATAGATGACGTCGTCGCGACGACGCAGCGGGACATGGCCCGGCGTCAGGCCGACGAGTACGAGCTGCAGTTGCTGGAGCCGGACCTGCAGGGCCGTCAGCGGGCTGCGGTGCAGCGGAAGCTGGACGCCGCGCAGTCGTCGGCGACGGTGCTGGACAAGCAGATCGAGGCCACGGCCGCCCTGGAGGCCGAGCTGTGGCGGGACCTGTGGTCGACGCCGCAGGCGGTGGCCTGGGAGCGGCTGGGCTGGACTCGTGAGGTTGCCCAGTACGTCCGCTGGAAGGTGAAGGCCGAGCTCGGTGACCTGGACGCCTCGAAGGAGGCCCGCCAGTTGGGCGACCGGCTGGGGCTGACGCCGTTGGCGATGCTGCGGCTGCGCTGGGAGGTAGCGCCGGACGAGGTGGCCGAGCAGCGGCAGGAGCGCGCGACGACTGCGCGGAAGAAGACGGCACGGCAGCGGCTGCGGGTCGTCGACTCCGAGGCAGCTGGGGGGTCGTGATGGCGCAGCTCGTCAAGCTGGACCCTGGCGACGTCCTCGTGCTGGCGAACGTCGGCGAGGATCAGGCCGAGGCCGTCAGGCACAGTTGGGAGAGCATCCGCGAGTCCCTGGGGATCGAGCACTGCCTTGTCTTCGCGGGCGACGTGGATCTGAGCAAGGTGTCTGCAGATGCCCTGGCGCGGCCCTGACCACCCAGGCGAGTTCCCGACGCTGGGCTGGTCGGTAGGGGAGTGGATCGAGGCCCATTGCGTCATCCCCGATGGCGATCAGATCGGCGATCCGTACCTGCTCACGGATGAGATGTGGACGTTCCTTGCCTGGCATTACCGGCTGCGGCCGGATGCCACGGAGGGCGGCTGGCGTTCGGCCTGGCATTACCGCCGTAGCCAGCTGGTGCGTCCACAGAAATGGGGCAAGGGTCCGCTGACGTGTGCGATGGTGTGCGCCGAGGCGGTCGGCCCGGTGCGGTTCGCGGGCTGGGATGCGGACGGGGAGCCGGTTGGCCGTGCGTGGGAGACGCCGTGGATCCAGATCGCGGCCACGTCCGAGGATCAGACGGACAACGTGTACCGCGCGCTGGTCCCGATGATCGACGAGGGGCCGCTGGCGGATCTGATCCCGGATACGGGTGAGACTCGGATCAACGTCCCGGGTGGCGGCCGTATCGAGCCGGTCACCAGCAGCGGCAGGGCCCGCCTCGGCCAGCGGATCACGTTCGCCGTGCAGGACGAGACCCACTCGTGGCTGGAGGCGAACGGCGGTTGGAAGCTCGCCGAGACCCAGCGCAGGAACCTGTCCGGCACGGGCGGCCGCGCGGTGGAGACGACGAACGCGTGGGATCCGTCGGAGCAGAGCGTGGCACAGCGGACCGCGGAGGCGTCCGTGAAGGACGTGTACCGCGACCACCGGATCCCGGCGCCAGCGTCGCTGGCGAACAAGCGGGAGCGGCACAAGGCGCTGCGGCACGCCTACGGCGATTCCTCCGTGCTCGCCGGCGGCTGGGTTGACCTGGACCGCATCGACGGCGAACTGGTCGAGATCGCGGAGAAAGACCCGGCGCAGGCCGAACGCTTCTACCTGAACCGGATCGTGGCCGGCACCGGGGCGTACATCGACGGCGACCGGTGGGATCTGCGCCGCGATCCGCGCGAGGTGGAGGCCGGGACCGCGGTCACGCTCGGCTTCGACGGCTCCGACATCGACGACTGGACCGGGATCCGGCTGGAGACGCTGGACGGCTACCAGTTCACCCCGACCTACGGGCCCGACGCCCGGCCCACGGTGTGGAACCCGGCCGAGTGGGGCGGGCAGGTGCCGCGGCTGGAGGTCATGGCCGCGTTCGACGAGGTCTTCACCACCTACAACGTGGTGCGCGCCTACCTGGACCCGCCGTACTGGGAGTCCGAGGCGGACACGCTCGCCGAGCGGTACGGGGAGAAGCGGGTCGTGCGCTGGTACACGAACCGGATCGCGCAGATGCACAGCGCCGCCGAGCGGCTCGCGACGGACGTGACGAAGAAGGATTCGACGTTCCGCCACGACGGCTGCGTCTGGGCCGGCCAGCACATCCGTAACGCCCGCAAGGCAGCCCGGCCTGCGGGCCGGTACCTGCTGAAGAAGGCATCGGAGTCGCAGAAGATCGACGTTGCGATGTGCTCGATCCTCGCCCACGAGGCTGCCGGTGACGCGGTGGCTGCTGGCCAGGCCCGCCCGAAGAAGAAGTCGAAGATGCTCGTGCTGAGATGAGGTGAGCTCGTGGACCGGTCGGAGCTGGACTGGCTGAAGCACCTCATCTCGTGCCACGACAAGGAGCTGCCGGAGCTGAAGCGGCTGAACTCCTATTACGAGGGCAAGCAGCCGCTGTCGTACATGGCTCCGGAGCTGCAGGTTGAGCTGCAGGAGACGGTCCGGCAGGTCGTCATCAACTGGCCCCGACTCGTCGTCGACAGCGTGGAGGAGCGCCTCGACGTCGAGGGCTTCCGCTTCCCGGGTGAGCCGGCCGCCGACGAGGAGTTGTGGCGGATCTGGCAGGCCAACGACATGGACACCCAGTCGCAGCAGGGCCATCTGGATGCCCTGATCATGGGCCGGGCCTATGTCGTGACTGGCAGCCGTGAGGATGACCCGGATACGCCGCTGATCACGGTTGAGTCGCCGCTGGACATGTTCGCCGAGTTCGATCCGCGGACGCGGGTGGTCCGGGCGGCCGTGCGACGGTGGACGGAGGAGGGGGAGGGCGGAGCGAAGTCCGACCACGCCACCCTGCTACTGCCGGACGCCACCTCGTTCTGGGTGAGAGAGAAGGGCGAGTGGGTCGAGGACCCGGGGCTCGAGCGTGACGATCACGAGATCGGTGAGGTCATGGTCGAGGTGCTGGCGAACCGGCCGCGCCTGAAGTGCCCGAACGGCGTCTCCGAGCTGATGGACGTCATCCCGATCTCAGACGCGGCCTGCAAGGTCGCCACGGACATGATGGTGTCGGCGGAGTACCACGCGACGCCGCGCCGGGTGGCGTTTGGGTTCGGCGAGGAGGACTTCGTCGACGCCAATGGCCGCCGGGTGTCCGCGTTCTCGCGGATCATCGGCCGGATGTGGGCGACGGAGAAGAACCGCCGCGAGGACGGTGCGGACGTAATCCAGTTCCCTGAGGCGTCTCTGTCGAACTTCCACGACACGATCAACCAGTTGGCGACGCTCGTGGCCAGCCTTGCTGGCCTGCCGCCGCACTTCATGGGCCATGCCACCGACAATCCGGCGTCGGCGGACGGCATCCGCAGTGCGGAGACGCGCCTGGTGAAGCGCAGTGAGCGGAAGCAGCGCGGCAACGGCGGCACGTGGGAGCGGGTGCAGCGGAAGGTGCTGCGGATCCGTGACGGGGTCTGGGATCCGCGGTCTCGCTCGTTGGAGACGATCTGGCGGGACGCTTCGACGCCCACGGTTGCGCAGTCTGCGGATGCTGCGGTGAAGAAGTTCCAGGCGGGGATCGTGCCGCTGCGGCAGACCCGCGAGGATCTGGGCTACACGCAGGCGCAGATCGAACGCATGGAGGAGCTGGACGAGAAGGCCGCGCAGGATGCGATGCAGCGCATCATGAGCGGCGACCTGGCTGCTCTTGAGGCTGGCCCGAAGCCGCACGACGAGCCTGCACCTGCGCCGCCTGAACCTGTTCCGGTGAGCTGACGTGCGGGCCACCCGGTCTGTGCGGGATTTGGCGCTGGCGTTCCAGGCGGCGCAGGCTCGACGGACCCGGCTGACTGCGAACGAGGTTCAGCGGCTGTGGGGCCAGTTGGACCGTGCGGATCTTTCGGGGTCGTGGAACGCCTCGGTGGGGCCGCGGATCGTCAGGGCGATCACGGCCGGTCAGTTGTCGTCGGCGAACGCTGCGGACGACTACGTGGACGAGATCGTGGATGCAGAGGGTGCGGACCCCGACCGGGTCGGCCGAATCCGACCCGAGGCGTTCGCTGGTCTCGCTGCGGACGGCCGAAGCCTGGATTCGCTGATGCTCCTGTCGGTGATCACCACGAAGCAGGGGATCGCCGGAGGGCTGTCTACGGACGACTCGATGATGCGGGGCCTGCAGCAGGCGCTGCGGTTGTCGTCGTCGGAGGTGACGCAGGCCGGCCGGTCCGCGGTCGGTTCCAGCATGGTCGGTCAGCGGACGATCCAGGGCTATGTACGGGTGGTCAATCCCCCTGCGTGCAGCCGCTGCATCATCTTGGCGGGTCGCGAGTACGGCTGGA